AAAAAAGCGCCGGTGGAGATGGTAAAAACTGCACAGGGTTTGAGCATTCAAACATTCATTCATCCCCCCTTAAGAGGGGGATGTTGATATAAACAGCCCCACTGGATAGTTCATTCATACGAACAACGCATCTGGGAGTGTCGCAATGATTGAAAGCATGGTCCATCCGACGGAATACGCCTCACGAGTCGTCAGGGGCCAGGAGAACGTCAACCGAAACGTGATGCTGGCTTGCCGGCGGCACATGCACGACCTCGAGCGAGAAGACATCTATTTCGACGAGGAGGAATACAGCGACCTGAAAGACTTTATTGCTCAGCTGGTAGTGGCTGATGGTCACCAGTTGACCGGCGAGCCAATCCGGATTCTCCCCTGGCAGGCATTCTTCATCGGATCGGTGCTTTGCTGGAAATTCAAAGAGACCGGCGGGATTCGCTACAAGCAGTCTTGGATTGAAATTGCCCGTGGAGCTGGCAAATCGACGCTTCTCGGCGTCATGATGCTGTGGGTCTCGGTCCGCTACGAAGGATCGGAATCAGTCTGCTTGGCGAATAAGGTTGACCAGGCAAGGCAAGCGTTTGACGCTGCCGCCAAGATCGCCATGCGATCTTTCGGTGATTGGCGATCGGAAGACGAGGAGGAAAAGCGGAACGCAATGTACGAGGTGACAACTAGGGAGATCCGTTGCCGCTCCACCAAGAGCAAATTCCGCCCTATGGCGTCGAAAACCTCGACTCTTGATGGTCTGAAGTGCGTTTTCTATGCTTGTGATGAGACCGCGGAGGCCGTCGAGGACTACATGCAGAAGATCATTTCGGCCCTTCCGAAGCTGCAAACCAGCTTTATGGTGTCTGTGACGACGCCTGGCTCGGTCCAAATGGGGCTTGATTCGCCGTATTACCACCGCCGGCGAGTCGCGGACGAGGCAATCAAAGAGGAAAACTGGGTCAAGAACGAAGACGGACTGGACGTATTCGTGCTGTTTTACGGCATTGACGAGGAAGACGACTACCGGGATGAGTCTTGCTGGGCGAAGGCTCAACCCTCGCTAAACCACATCATCGCGTTCTCGGATTACCGACGGCTGCTGAAGGAATACGAAGCCCAGGACGCAGTACACAACTGGATTCGTTACCAGATGTGTGCCTACACCACTGAAGGCTTGTCCTGGTTGCAGGTTTCAGACTGGCGGACGGCCTACGGCGAACTTTCGGACCCGTTGCCAGGCACACCGATCTATGCGGCGGTTGACTTCTCGAAAGCCTGGGATATCACCAGTCTGTGTTGGGGATATTGGGCTGATGGCAAGTTGCAAGTGCGCTGGCACCACTGGATCGTTCGGGACGCTCATATTCACAGCGTCAAACGGCATTACCAGAACTTCGTAGAAAACTGGTCAGAAAAAGAAAATGTGACGCTTTGTTCCTCGAAGATCCAATACGACTTGGTCCGCCAAAAAATCGAGGAGCTAAAGACCCTCGGCAATCTCCAAAGGGTCGGATATGACGCCCTGGGAGGCATGAAAACCGAGGTTCAGAACTGGGGTGACGTTGAAGAGAACTACAACCCGGCAATCGACTTGCCGATGTGGAGCCTGCCGCAAACGATTGTCAGCATGGGTCCGGGAACCTATCAATTGGAATCTTTTCTGAGAAATGAAAATCTTGCCCTTGAAGATGATACAATTGTGGAGTATGCGTTAGCCGGTGTGCAGTTGCAGGAAAGCGTTAACGGAGACCGCCGACCTTGCAAACAGAAATCCACCAATATCATCGACCCGATAGTGGCCTGCGTAATGCTTTGTGCCGTGCTGATTCGGGAAGGTGCCGAGCGACCGGGGGCCTACGCTGACCTCAAGGACATCGCATGCTGAATAACCTGGTCACAGAAATTCGCCGGCGTTTCCGACACACCAAATTTGGTGGTTCGACTGGTGTTCTTCCGGACAACTGGTTCAATTGGGAACGGCCTGTCACGTCTGGGGATCTTGCGGGAGATCCCTACCAGGCTCTAGGTTCCTGCCCGCTACAGCGTGCGGTGAACCTGGTTGCCGGCGATATCGCCAGGCTCCCTATCAAGACCAAGGAATACACCGAAGACGAACGCTGGGAAGACTGCTCGGATTACCCCGATCTTGATGTGATCTTGAACGATCGCACCAATTCGTACTTCACGTCAAACGAGTGGCGGCGATGGATGACCAGTTCCGCATTGATCTACGGGAACTCGTTCTCGGTGATCTCTCGCGTGAACGGCGAGGTAAGCGAACTCATCCCTGTTCGCCCTTGGGATGTGCAGCTGTTGCCTGACACGCAACGGGGTGGTTGGTACTACCGATCAAGCGAGTACGGCGAAATTGCACCAGCGGACATCTTGCATTTCCGCATGCCGGCGTTCCAAAGAATGCTATGGGGTGAAAGCCCCGTCATCCTGGCTAGGCGAGCGGTCGAGCTTGGATTCCGACAAGAACACGCTGGCCTTAGTGCGTTCCAAATGCCGGGGCTAGGCAAGATTGCGATCACAACGAAGGAAACCGTTGGTGGATCAGCAGTTAGGGCCATGCAGGACGCATTCCGGCATACCCATTCTGGTCCGGAAGGCATGCTCCGTCCGATCGTTGTGCAGAACGAAAGTGACGTAAAACAGGTTGGTCAGTCGTTGACCGACCAGGATTGGATTGCTGCTCGCCGGTTCTCGATCAACCAGGTTTCGCAGATGTACGGGGTTCCTCCTCAGTACCTCTACAACCTCGAGAACTCAACGCAAGAACAGACGGCGGAGATGTCTCGAGCCTACATCGACACATGCCTTGGTTCGTACTTGGCAAACTTCGCGGCCGAAATGACGATGAAGCTGCTTCCCTACGAGTCCGGCGGCAAGCGATACCGAGTCAACTTCGACACCGCACCGCTGATCCGTGGCACGTTCAGTGAACAAGTCAACGCCATCCAAACTGCTATTCAGACCGGCATCATGACTCGAAACGAAGGCCGAGCGATGATGGGTTACGCCCCCATTGACGGCGGCGATGAAGTCCTGATTGGCCCAAACATGCTCCCCGTACAACAGAACCAGGAGGCCGCGAATGCTGGAGCATCGGATGATGCAAGCGACAGTTCGCCCGAACAGTCGGACGATTGAAGGTATCGCTGTGCCTTACAACAGTCTCTCAGTGACACTCCGAGACCGCCCCCGCCCCTACAAAGAGCGGATGGACCCGGATGCCATGAAGTGGGACGACAACGTCGTGGCGTTGGTCCAGCACGACCCGCAGACGGTGCCGTTGGCACGAATCGGTGCTGGCACCATGCGAGTCTCAAACGCACCCGAAGGTTTGCGGTTCGAGATTGACCTTCCCGAAAATCGCACTGACATCATTGAAGCCCTTGAAAGAGGAGACCTCGATGGTTCAGTGAGCGTTGGATTTGTTTGCCAGGATGATTCCTGGCGACACAACCGTGGAGCGCCTTCTGTCCGAACGGTTCGGGCAGCGATGCTTCATGAAATCAGTGTGGTCTCGCGTGGCGCATACGCCAGCGCGCGTGGCACGCTTAAGGAGTCCTCATAATGAGTGACGACATTCGGAGTCTCCGCGAGCAGCGGGACGACCTGGCGGGCAAGATGAACGAAGTCTTGCTCAGAAACGACAGCATCGACGATGTTGAGTCCATCGAACTTCTCGAAAAGGGCGAAGCACGCCTGGCCGAGATCGACACGCAGATTCGTGCAACCGAAGCCAGGAACAAGGCCGAGGCCGCAGTCAAGAAGCCGAGTTTCGGTTTCACTGCATCTTCCGGTGCCGCTCCGCGGGAAGATCGAGCCTATCGGTTCGACATCAACGGCAACAATGTGAGAATCCTTGGCGGCGACCCTGACTACCGAGTTAACCCGCTTGGTCTTGGCTCAGACGGATCTGCCTCGACGTTCACTGCAACGGATGCCAACGGGCCAGTCGCGGGTGCCAGCATTCCGGTCGATCTGCTCGCGCAGATGATCCGGAAGCTCCCCGAACTCGCGGTGCTTCGCCAGAACTTTGGTGTGCGAACGTACAGCAACGATGTGGAGCTGCAACGTGTGAACGCGCGTATCACGATGACGGGCGATGCGTTCGTGCCTGAGTCGGGTGCGTACACCGAGAAGATTGGTTCCTTCGAGCGAATTCGCGTGCGCAACTTTAAGAGCGCAGCCCGCTCGAACGTCACCGAAGAATTTCTCCGGGATGCGCGTGGAAACGCTGTTCAGGAAATGCTCTTGCAGCACGCAGAAGAGCATGGCCTGTATTTCGACAACCAGTACGCGGTTGGTGTGGGCGAGGATCTTGGGCCGGAACCCGTGTTCCTGACTCCCACGAAGTGGGCGCTCGACTACGACG